GACGATACGGAATACGAAGCCTACAAGATGCGTGCGCTGTTCTACGGAGCCACGCAGCGCACCGTGAAGGCCCTCGCCGGCACCGTCTTCGCCCGCCCCATGTCTTTGAAGTTCCCCAAGGCCAAAGAAGACATGCTGCAGACCTTCGGGGTGGACGGGGACACCTTCGACTCCATCGCCAAGAAAGCGGTGGAGGAGGTACTGTCGGTCGGCCGGCTCGGCATCTACATCGACGCCGACGCTTCGGAAGACGATGATGTCTTTGAATTGTCCGCCCCCTACGCCACGTTGTACTACGCGGAGAATATTATCAACTGGCGGTTTGAGCGGATCGACGGGAAGAAGGAATTGTCGTTGGTGGTATTGAAGGAGACAACGGAGGAGCAGGACGACGAGGATCCGTCAGGGTACAAGGTGGAGGAGTGCGAGCGCTATCGGGTCTTGCTGCTAAAGAATGGGGTGTTTACGGTACAGGTGTGGGAGGAGCAGGAGCAAGACGACCGACAGCGTAAAGCCGGGCAAGACAAGTGGGTCAAGATTTCTGACGTCACCCCGACCCTCAGCGGAGGCAAGACACTCGACTTCATTCCCTTCGTCTTCATCGGTCCCACCGGCATCACCGGAAACGTGGAGCAATCGCCCATCCTCTCCCTGGTCAATGTTAACCTCAGCCACTACCGCACCAGTGCTGACCTCGAGCATGGCCGTCACTTCACTGCCCTGCCTACCGCTTGGGCCGCCGGCTTTGAAACGAAGCAGCAATTCCGCATCGGCTCTTCGGTCGCATGGGTCACCGATAACACCGGGGCGAAGGCGGGGTTTCTTGAGTTCAGTGGCGCCGGGCTAGGCCATCTGTCGGCGGCCATAGTGGAGAAAGAGCACATGATGGCTGTGCTGGGCTCCCGGCTGCTGGAGGAGCAGAAGCGGGCGGCTGAGACGGCGGAAGCCATGGCCCTCAGGCAGTCCGGGGAGAACTCGGCGCTGACCAATGTGGTCGTCTCCGTCTCCAACGGTCTGACCAAAGTCCTCAAGTGGTACGCCACCTGGGCTTCCCTTGACGAAGCATCCGTTTCGGTGGAACTCAATACGGACTTCGGTCTGACCCTCATCGACGGCCCCACCTTGACGGCGCTCATGGCCGCGGTGCAATCCAATATGCTCTCCTGGGACACCTGGTTCTACAACGTCCAGCGGGGTGGGCTCATCCCGGACAACGTGGACAAGGACACGGAACGCCAGCAGATCGTGGCAGGACCCCCGATCCAGGCAGTTGGTATGCCCATTCCGGAGCCCGGCACGAAACCCGCACCCGGGGCACCGGCTAAACCGGCCGTTGCCGGTCCTGGCGCCCCCGCCAAGCCGGGTTTCCCAGCACCTAAAGCCAAAACACCCCCGACCGGAGCCGGTGTGGCTCAAGCCGGGGCAGCGAAAGCCTAACGAAAGGATGGTTTGCGATGAATCCGACCAATCAACCGACCAACACCAGCGGCATGAAGGTTGCCCAGGACAGTCACCCCAAAGGTGACCCAAAGCAGGTGCAGAAGGTTCACGGCAAGGTCAAGGCCGCCCAGGATCAGCACAACTGCCCGGACTGTGGCAAGACGCCTCCGGGACAATGCTGAGTCAGTCCGGGTTGGTTTCAACGATAGTCTTTATTGAAAAAGGAACACCATGTTCAATCCAAGTCAACCGCGTGATCCGAATGGTGAATGGGCCGGTGGTGGGGGTGGAAGGGGTGCTCGGTCTGTCAAGTCGAGTACCGGCGTCACGCCTTCCATGCGGGGGACGGCAAGGTTCCACCAAGGAATGCAACGGGACTCCGCTGCCAAACGGAGCGAGAGCGCCGTTGGTAGGACCTACGGACATGCAATGAAAAACGGCAGTCCCAAGAACACACCTTTGTGGGCAGCCCATGATGCCGTGGATGAATCCTCCCCTGCCTTTCCCTACCACCAAGCGGCTGCTCGTGCCTTCCTATCCGGGTCATCCGCGGACCATGAGGCAGCCGCGAGTGCTGCCCGGGACGCCATGCGGCACGGTGCGGAGTCCGGGTTGCAGTCTGCGGTGGACGCCCATAACCAGTTCGCAAATACCGCGGCACGGGATGAGTGGGTGCGGTCGGGCTACGGGCACAAAGAAGCGATGCGAATGAACGACCTGAAGCACAAGTAACCCATGGCAAAAACCCCAGTCAACGTCCCTTAATGAAAGGAATATTATGTTCAATCCTGATCAACCCCGTGCTAAAGATGGGGAGTGGACAAGTGGTGGCGGTGGAGGGGGTGCCCGAGCAGTCGGGTCGAACACCGGTATCACCCCAACCCACAACCTTGTCTCCGCAGTGGCCCCCAAGAAGTCGGACGTGACTGACCACATTCGTGCCTTGGGGAACGTCACTGCCAAGTATGACTCCTCGACCAAGGAATGGGAGATCAAATTGAAGGGGGACAAGGAGGGCCGGTCGTCCTACTTCACGGACGATCATGCGGACGCGATGGCGACGGCAACCCGGATGAGCCTGCAGGCCAAAGGACTGTCATCCGATGCGGGAAACAAGGCTCAAGAGGATGGGATGGCCATAATGCAACGGCAGATAGCGGAAGCCAGATCGAAGAGCCCTGCTGCCCTCCAGGCGGACAGACTGTGGAGACAGCAGGATGCGGAAGCAGCGGACTACAAGGCCCGTTATGGCAACTCCGTTCGTAGGATATAGGTATGGCAAAAACCCCAGCCAACACGGCTCTCCGGAATGCCTTTGTCGGTCACGGTGTGGACCTGATGCGAGTGAGTGAAGCCACTCGGCAGAATATCCTGCCCTACCTTGAGGTATTGAAACAGAACCTGGGTGACGCTATTCTCTCGGCGGACATCCCGGGTGTTTCCCGTACCGACTGGGGGAGCCGGGCCTTCCGGGTCAGTCGGCTGGGGGCAAGGCCCCTCCAAAGGCTCCGGGGGCTGCTGGCTCGACCGGTAAGGCGCCTCCGGGCGCCCCAACCGGTAAACCCCCCTCCGGCACCTCCACTTGCTCAGATAGTATTTTAAGGAGATTGCGATGAATGAAAACCATGACAACTTGGGAAGATTTGCTTCGGGATCGGGCGGTTCCGGATCGGTGCGGGAAGTGAAGTCTGGCACGGGGGTGTCTGTGCGGGATACTATGGGGGGCGTAAAAGGGGGACCAGCGCCGACGCACATGGCCCTTATGCAACGGGCGTTTGATCAAGGATCCACTATTGGAGGACACCCCCCTTTGGAATTTCTCCAGGGTGTGGCCGACCTGGTGAATAATGCAGAAATGAGTCCGAAGGACATCACCCTTCAACACGTACAATCCGCAATCACAGAAGGGAAAGCGGCCTTAGGGGACCAATACGGCGCTGAGGTAGGGATTAAGTCTCTGGCGGATTTTCAAAAGTGGGCACCTGACGTACAAAAACCCATCGCCCAGGCTTTTGCCCGGTTGGCCGGCCCCACCACCTCGTCGGATAAGCAGTGGTATCGACTCAACTATGGAAACTGATGGCCAAGAAATCCGCCAACACCAAACTCCAAAGTGCCTTCGTGGGCCTCTCCGTGGATCTTCACCGGGTGACCGAAGCCACCCGGCAGAAGATCCTTCCGTATCTCACGGTCCTCAAGCAAGACCTCGGGGACGCCATCACCTCCGCCGATATCCCCGGGGTCAGCCGGACCGACTGGCAGCGAGCCCGGACGGAGACACTCATCAAGCAGACCGGGAAGACGATCGACTCCACCTATTCCTCCATCGGCACCCGGATGACCGGCGAGATGATCGACTTGGCGGACTACGTCCACGACGCCTCCCACTCCATCTTCAAAGATGTCTTCAACGTGGATATCCTCTCCACTACCATGACCAAGAAGGACTTGGAGGTGATTGCCGAAGACACCCTGATCAAAGGAGCCCCGAGTTCCGACTGGTGGGAGAAGCAGTCGGCCGACTTGCAATCCCGCTTCGCTTCGGAGATTCGCATGGGTGTGTTACAAGGAGAAACCAACGACCAGTTGGTCCAGCGCATCCGCGGTGGCTTCGCCGGCTGGCGGAACATGGAGATAGATAATGAGTTGAAACCAGTGCGCTCCTACGAAGGGGGCGTGATGAACGTCTCCACCCGGGAGGCCGAAGCGCTGGTGCGGACTTCCGTACAAACCATCTCCAACGAAGTGCTCAGCCAGACCTACGAAGACAACCAAGACGTCTTGAAAGGTCGGCAGTTCGTGGCCACGCTGGACCTCCGCACCACGGAGATTTGCCGGGCGTATGATGGCGCCATCTTCGACTTCGACGATAACCCGACGCCAGACAGCCCGGTGCAATTGGAGTTCCCCGGGAACCCGCCGCTGCATTGGAACTGCCGGTCCGTGCTGGTCCCGATCACCAAGTCCTGGGATGAGTTGTCTGGACTCAAAGGTATACCGGAGATCGGGGACTCCACCCGGGCCTCCATGGATGGGCAGGTATCTGATAAACTGGACTACGAGGATTGGTTGCGAGGCCAATCGGAGGAGCGACAGATAGCGGTGCTCGGCCCCGGCAAGTATGAACTGTGGAAAGATGGCGGGCTGACCATGCAGCAGATGATTGATCAGCAGGGCAACCCGCTGACCATCGACGAGTTGCGGGCGCAAATGGCGGCCGACGCCCCTGCTCCGGCAACCCCACCGCCCACCCCGATCGGTCAAGCCACCACGTTTGAAGAAGCGGAGCAGCAGTCGAAAGACCTGGGGATTGGGGAAGTGGCCTATGCCCCGTATGGAACCACCCCCCCTGATGCCGCCGCTATGGCGAACATGACCTCGCAAGAGATTCAAACCGCCATGAAGCGGGTGGGGGAGACAGAGGATTTGTGGGGGAAGAGGATTGCGATTATGAATGAGCGGTTGGCCCAGCACAATCGGGTCAACTCCGCTATCAATGATTTCTACCAGCGCTTCCCGGATATGGTCAAGCCACAGATTGATCGGCTATTCGTCACCGATGCAAGTCGGGGACGAGCCACCTTCGCGGCGGATCTGGGACCATGGGATGCTAAGGTTGTGGCACCTCTGCCCCTGTCTGAACAGCAGAAGGTGGATTGGGCGGGTGCTGAGAAACTATCAGGTAAGGTGTGGGCGGCCACTCGGCCGGAAACATGGATTGAAGATGTGGTGCGGCATGAGTGGGGTCATCTGATGACCACCAAGCAAGTCTTATCAGATTGGGACATCGCCACGGCAGAGATTCAAGCTCTATCAGCAGCCGAAACAAAGGCTTGGTGGATTGATAACGTCAGTACCTATTCCGCCACCAACGTGTACGAACAGATAGCAGAGACTTTGACGAAGGTCTCGGCGCCCGGCTACAAAAAGGGCACGCTGCCAGCGAAGATCGAGAAAGTAATGTACAAGATGCTAGGAGTCAAGTACCCATGAGCGTCCCCTTACCACCACCGATGAACTGTCAGCAGTGCCGCCACCTCCGACCGGGAATGGTCGAACAGTCTACCCCCAAGGGGATTGAAGCAGACTGCGTGATCACTTGTGATGCTTTCCCCAAAGGTATCCCCCAAGGGATTCTTTCAGGTGGCAATGATCACCACCAGTCTTACCCTGGTGACCATGGCATTCAGTGGGAAGCCCGAAAGTGACCACCGCTTCTTCTCAATCCGACACCCCCGACGAGCCCCAGCCGCCCAGACCTCCCAGTTACTTCACTGATTATTGGCGGGGCTCAGACGATGCGGATGCCGGGGCTCCCCGCGACCCACTACAGACAGAAGAATATTTGGAGGGCTACGACACCGCCCAACGGTTGAGGCGGAGGGCAGCCATCTTAATACCTACAAAAGGAGACGTATGAAACGCACCTATGGTTGGAAACCTGATCTACCGGATATGCGGGACTTCATTCACGCCCCAGTGATGGATCTGCCTGCAATTCCAGACACCAGCGATCTGCGAGCCAACCCTTGGATCTACCCTGTCCCGTATGACCAGGGCTCATTGGGCTCCTGCACGGGCAACGGTGTGGCCTACGTGGACAAATATGCCGAGCAGGCATCCCAAGCCGTCCGCACCTGTCCGGTGGCGGACCGCTCCCGATTGTTCATTTATTTCTATGAACGGTACATTGAAGGTACGGTGGGTCAGGATGCGGGTGCGGCTATCCGGGATGGTATCAAGGCACTCAACCGGTATGGGGCACCTTCGGAAGCCATTTGGCCTTACGTGATCAAGAAATTCAAGACGGCTCCGACAGCGGCGGCACGGAAAGAAGCAGGACTTCACAAAGCCACCACCTACGGCCGGGTGGCCCGCTCCTGGGATACCATCTGCCGGACGTTGGTATCCTTCCCGATGGTCTTCGGCTTCACTGTCTACGATTCTTTCGAGTCCGACGCCGTT